TCTTTGTTCATATTAGATTCCTTTGTTTCTGTCAATTTTATCACCTTTGCTTTTGTAGAAAATATGCCGGCCAATTTGTTTCTCCTTTTGTAGTTTTGTCCAACCAGGATTTACATAATCAGCATGATAGTAGGTTGCCCCATTTGTTACATCCTTCATTCTATCAAAATTTAAATACATGTCTGTTGACATTAGTAATATCTCATTATACAACGAAGTATGCTTGATTGTCAAGAGCCTGGAGGTAAATGATGGGTCACAATACCAAGAAAATTGGCAGGTCCCATTGAACTTTTGTTTTACCACATCACAAACTGTACTCGCATAGTTTCCAGTCATTACACGATTAAATGTAACGAAAGCTACCGCCTTTTTACCATCAAGTGGTTCATGGCCTGCCTCAAAGTATATGTTTTCTGCGAGACACGTTACCTGCTTCTTTACATCAGCGGTAAGTGAATTGAAAGATGCCTTAATTGGCATTATTGGATTTTGAATGTTAATGTTCGATACCAATATGATAATCGAAGCAAAGAACAAACTAAAAAGTATTGGTTTACTTCTCATAATTCTCCTTGTGTGTGTTGGATGGGCCGAAGCCCATCCTCCATCAGGAAGACTTCTTAGTAACCTTAGGTGGTTCTGAAGAAACTACATTAGACACAAAACCATTTAAGGTTTGTGCTTTAGTAATTATATCTGTTTCTGATGGGATTGGTGGGAAACCAGGATGCTCAGGCGGTGTTTCGCCTTTGTGTCTGGCTGTTTCGCATTGCATCGACCAGTTGTTCGATATGCGTTCACGTTGTGCATAATATTCTTCATGCAACATGTCTTTGGCCATCTTTAATAGCTCAAGACGAATTTCAAATGGTGTCATATTTGACATAGTTTTCTCCTGTGTTTGTGTGTTACCAACTGTTGTTGGTGGTTTATTTAGTCCCAAAGATTTCGATAATACTTACCAAACAGCTTAAAACCATTTGCAATTCTTTCATGTACAACCTTTAGAGCTTCATAATCAGTTTCATGCGTATGGTCATCATTGTAAACCATTTTGTACATTTTTGGTTTACCATTTTCATCCCATTCACAGGCTTCACTTCTTGTTGACCACTCGCCTTTAGAATATTTTTCTTCCCATTTGTTATCAACGTGATGTTCAAATGCAAATATCATTTCATCCATGACCCAATCCCAGCGTTTGAAATGATTACCGTCTGTATCATATTCATTTTCTTTTGGTGGTGCTGAAGTAGATTTCAATTCTTCTGGCACATCATCGTCATCAACATTTGGTGCACCGTGTTTGGTTGCTTGCAATTGTTTCAACATAGGCAATACAATTATTGCTAGTGTGTGATCCATTGACCATGTGTCGTATCTGTCAATCTTAATATAAGTTGTGCGGCTACGCTTAGACTCTACCCATTGACATAGTTTTAATAGCCAAGTTTTTGGTGGATTTTTTGAATCTGTAATTTTTTCATCTGTAGTTCCATGAGAAAGCCAGGTACCAAAGTCATGCACCCAATCAGGTTTGCGTTTGAAATTATATTCATCTTTCTCAGGCTTTGCCCAAAAGCAAAGTGCTTCGGCAATCTGATATGGTCCAACCCAATTCTTATAAGGTCCAATGTAAACTTTCATTTCTGTGAATCTCCAGGCATTACACGATAATTATCTTCTACAGAATCAGGTGTGCTAACTTCAATGATTGTACCTTCTTCAAGGCAAATGATTTGGTGTGGTTCAAGTGGTTTATTATGCCATACTGAACCAACTTCTAATGTTTGAGATTTCATTTCCGCATTTTCGGTCATAATATATTTCACTTCGAATTTACCAGATAAAACATACCATGTCTCATCTTTCTCAGCATGAAAGTGCATACTGAATCGAGCATCTTTTTTAAATCGTAGCAGCTTGCCTGCATACTTGTCATTGGTTGCCCAAATTAATTCTGAGCCCCAACCCTTCTCAACAAAACCAGTCTTACGAGTTGCCATATATCACCTGTAAATTATAAAACAAAAATTATTTGTCTTCTTCTTCTAATCCATCAAATACTTTATCAAACCAAGCTAGTGCTTCTTTTTCATTATTAAAGAAAGGACTCACCTGATGTTTGTTATCATCAACATAAAAGTAAGTATATGTTGCCATACCCATATCTCTATATTGTATTAGTTTCATTGGATATTCCTTATTATAACATAAGTTTACTTGTTTGTCAACCTTTTGCGCCAATACTTACCTATGTATCTTTGCAAGGATTCAATATAGTAATCGGACTTTTCACGTACAAAAATCTGGTGAGAACCATCTGCAACAGCAATGGCAACCACAATCTGGTTAATTGGCTTACCAGTAATTTCACCAAACATTTCCGCATATGCGGTACATTGCATAAAATAATTTAGAATGTTATCTTCCGACTTTTCTCTGGTGGAGGATTTAAAGTCAATCACCGATAACTGGCCATTCCATTCTGCGATACAATCAACACGACCAGCCAGTCTCAGAGTATTAGAATAAAGAGCTTGCTCAATACAATATACATCACCAATATTTTCATCAAGGTGTGGTCTAAGTGACATGAACAATTGCTTGGTATCAGGCATCATTGTTCGTAGTTTAACATCCGTCATTTCATTGAGCAGATAGTTTTCACAAACAGTATGCAATTTGGTACCACGACTGGATGCTTTAGCTGCAATCTTATTTGCTTCTTCAGCACCAACTCTTTCACGCCATTCAAACAATGCTTTCTTATTATAGTCTGAAAGAACCGTGGTTACGGATGGGAATGATTTACCAATTGGTGTTACATACTCACGACCAGCTTCGGTCGTTTGTGCCTGCAATTCAAAATCCAATTCAGGCAACTTAACATGATTAAAGGCCAAACTTATCTTCCTATGTGTTTATCAACCAATTGTTTGGTCTTAATTTCTTTAGATGAACGCTTGCCATGACGACTAGCAACTTCACTTGATTTGTGATTCTCTGAAATTTTAGAAAGCACTTCTTTGAATCCATCTGGTACTTTACCAGTAACGGAAACTCCACTAACAATTGCAGCTGAGGTCACAACTGAGTGGATTGTTGGATTGGTTTGCAGATAATCCTCACGAGCAGAGATGCTCATAAATGATTCAAATTCTTCACCTGTTTCAGTATTTAAAAAGCTATACAATGGCACTATACCACTCCGGTTTATTACGTTTCTTCCAAGAAGCTAAATGCGCCTTGTTGTTTATATAGTAATTGTGGTAGGACTTGATAGAATCGCCTGCAACCTTCACATCATCAGGCATTGCAGGTGTTGGTTCAGTAAAAGGATTATTTTGTATATTTACTGGACATGCATACAAAAGCTTTCCATATTTTTCACATGCATGGTGTTTATCATATCGATGTGTGTATTCGAGTAACAAACAATTCCACATACGATTTAGCCAAAGATAATTTTCTTTACTTGCACGAACCCACACATTTGATGGATGATTAATGTGAGAAGCTTTCATTAAGCCAATTTCATAATCATTATCTTTCATGCGCCAGCGCTTGATTTTGCGGCCATTGGCCGTCTTATCAATGTATTCTTCGCCGTCAAGCATTCGGTGTGCGGTTGACATAAGCTGTGCATACTCAATAATCATTTTTACAACATGTTTGTCGCAATGCATTTCAGCACATTTAGCTACATCATTGTCTAGGTAAAAAATGTTCATAGGTTATATGTCACACCATCTTTTGTAAAAAAGGCATCTACTTTTTTATCAGTATCCCAAGCCTTACAATAATGATTGTCTTTGTCGCATAGTTCTAAAGCTTCATCAAATGATACAACACGGTGAGAAACAATAACTTCACCTAGATGTTCTTGGCTAAATTCTTGTGCTTGATTCAAAGTTACAGTATCAAGAGCCCATAATTCTTTGCCTTTTGGTACTTCGACCATGTAGCGTTCACGGAACTGAGAGATAGTTTCAACAAGCACCCATTCAGTTTCTTCTGTTTTTTGTTTGGTCATAGAAAATGTTCCATCACCATTATCTTTCCAGTCCAAGGTATCACCAGTTTTCCAACCAGTTTCTTCCATTAGTTTTTCTGGCAATGGCAAGACCAAATCGCCAGTTTCTGGATCTTCTTCAAGCGTAACAAGATAACTCATTTCTTTTCTCCAAAAATATTAGACCAAGTTTGTAATTTTG